ATGTACCAGGGTTCGTCGCTATCACATTTTGGCTGCTACCAGTGATGGTGCTCGTGGTGCCAGTGCTGACTTGCTTTACATTGATGAGTTGCGTGAAATTGGGGAAGCCGTATGGGCTGCAGCTGCGCCAACTACCCGTGCAAGACCGAACGCTCAAACTTGGGTCACGTCTAATGCTGGGACAGCCGATAGCACTGTCCTTAACGATTTACGATCCAGAGCGATTGCTGACAAGTCGCCTCGATTGGGATGGTGGGAGTGGTCGGCTGAACCCCATTGCAAGATTGCTGACGTTAGTGCTTGGCAGGCAGCAAATCCTGCACTTGGTTACACGGTTCAGATTGAGTCGCTTGAGGATTCGGTTGCACGGGACAATCCAGACAATGTAAGAACCGAGTTGTTGTGCCAGTGGGTTGATGCGCTTGATAGTCCTTGGAACCTTGCACACTTCGATGCTGGCTTGGACCGCACATTGGTCATGGACCCAGACCTACCTACGTTCATGGCATTTGACCTCGACTTCAACCGGACATCTTGCTACCTAGTTTCTGCACAGGTCACTGACGATGGTTTACGGGTGTTCAGCCATGCGTGGGAGCGTGACGAGCCGTTAAGTGAACTAGAACTAGCATCCGAGATAGCATCCGTTGTGAGGCGTTACAAGACTCGCAGTGTTGCTTATGATCCTCGAGCTGGGGAGCATGTTGCAGCCAGACTCAAGCAGGTCGGTATTCATACAGACCCGACGCCTTGGTCAGGAACACTGTTTCCAACATTGTGTGACATCACTATGACTGCCATGCAGGCTAAACGGTTGCATCATGTGGGTCAGCCTGAACTGAGGGCGCAACTTGCAGCATGCTCGAGGCGTCCAGCATCAGATGGTGGGTGGCGCATTGCCCGTAGACAGTCAGGGTCGATTCCTGCAGCTGTGGCGATGGTGATGGCTGTGGGTCATGCTGAAATGCCTAAGACTGTCGTAACGGTTGCTGTATGATAGGCCTATGGCTTTAGACCCCGGCAAATACAGCACAACCATTTGGTGCGGAGCGACATGGGAACGTACATTTACGTGGCGTGTTGATGGCACATTGGTTAATTGGACTGGTTACACAGCGAAACTACAAGTAAAACAATACTTGAATTCGCCTGCAGTAATCACACTAACCTCGGGTAGCGGCATCACGTTAGGGGGAAGCGCAGGAACTATCGCTGTCGTGATTAGTTCTGCGCTAACTGGTGCCGTTACTCCGGGAGACTACTTGTATGACCTTGAGGTAACTAACGGGTCCAGCACATACCGAGTGCTTGATGGCAAATTTACGTTTGATGGACAGGTGACAATCTAATGGCTACTACGATCACAGTTGTTGAGGAAAATGTAGTTATTGAGGTTGCTACGTCAGGTCTACAAGGTGCTGCGGGTGCAACGGGTGCTACAGGTGCAACTGGCGCTACAGGTGCACAAGGTCCTAGTGGCACGGTCGCTGTAACGTCACCGATCACTAACTCGGGCACATCCACAGCTGCAAACATTGGCATAAATCAGGGCGCAATCACCATCGCTAAGACGCAGGTAACGGGTACTGCGGTTACTTTGGCTGACACTGGAACTGTTACAGGGACAATGATTGCCACTAACACAATTACTGATTCTGACATCAATTCGAGTGCAGCGATTGCACCATCAAAGATTTCTGGAACGGCTGTGATTACGACAGATTCACGCCTGTCGGATACTCGCACGCCAACTGATGGCACTGTTACTAACGCCAAAATCGTTTCGACAGGCTTGGACATGTCCAGCATTAACAGTGGTGCAATCACAGCGTGGGCTCCATCAACTGCATACACAAAGGGCGATTTAGTTTCCTACAATGGCGTGGCGTACCGCCGAATCGCTACAAGCACAAGTGGTACCACATTTGATCCTACTAGCTGGAATCAGATGACACCAACCGTTGATAAGACAGTAAATCCTGATTATCAACCCACTGCAGGATTAGACGTTATTCCAAGATTTTTTGCTCTTGCTACAAGGGCTTTCGTCAATGGAACAATGTATTTGACTACTTTTACCCCTACATCCGATGTAGTTGTTTCCAACATCATTACTTTTTGTACCACTGCTGGAACTGATACTGGTGGGACAACTATCCGCCGCATGGGTTTGTTTACAGTTGATAGAACGAATACTCAGGTCACTTTGGTTGCACGGACAAATTCGGATGCAACTTTATGGAATTCCACTGGCAGTTATTCAAGAGCGCTAAGCACAACAGGTGGTTATCCAGCAACTTATACACTTAGTGCTGGAGTAACTTATGCAGTTGGCTGTTCAGCCTACAATACGGGTGGTGTATTTAGTGCTCCAACAATTACAGGGACACCTAGTCTGGGAACTGCGCTCAACCAATTATCGCCATTTATTTCAGCAACTGCCTCAGTAACAGATATGCCTACTACTGCTACAACTGTAGTCACTACCTCTGGTAACGGCATTTTTGCAAGGCTTACCTAATGGCTTGCCGGTCAGGATGTCCGACACAGGACTGCGATTCATACGCTGATTGCTGCAAATCAATAAGTGTGGATAAGACCTCACTCAAGGTCAAATAGTCGAACAAATGTTCGTCCCATCTGCTAAGGTTTGAGCGTGGGGATTCTCAATGCGATGCGCCTAAATACGGCTGAGGTCGTAAACAAGTATGTGCCAACTGTCACAGCTGCAGTCCTGCCCTACACACCACCACTTTACGGCTCGATTCTTTCACCGTTTGATTCTGTCGGTGGCGTCTATGTGACCCGTGAACAGGCTATGAGTGTCCCAGCGGTTGCTCGAGCACGCAACATCCTGTGCGGAACTGTTGGCACATTGCCACTTAAGGAATACAACAGCCAAGAGCAAGAAATAACGGCACGTAAAGTTATTGACCAGCCAGACCCAGCCGTCCCACGATCAGTGACATTGACATGGCTTGCTGAGGATTTGCTGTTCTATGGTGTGGGCTATTTGCAGGTGATGGACGTTTCACCACAGGATGGGCGTCCATACAAGCTTCGACGCATCAACCCAAACCGTGTTTCATACAACTTGAGTACAGACCGGTCACTCATCGAGTCATACAACCTCGACACCAACAAACTGCCAAACGATGGTTTGGGTTCGTTGATTGTGTTCCAAGGGTGGGATGAGGGCGTACTTAAGCGTGCTGGACGCACCATTCAGACCGCCATTGAACTTGAAGCAGCTGCATATCGCATGGCTTCCGAGCCAGTACCGCAGATGGTGCTAAACAATGAGGGCATGAACCTTGATGGCGACTCGGTGGCAAAGTTGCTGGCATCATTTAAGCAGGCTCGACGTGACCGTTCAACTGCCTACACTGAGGGTCCTATTAAGATTCAAACACTTGGTTTCGATTCTGCACAGATGCAACTGGTTGAAGCACGATCGCATGCAGCGAGTGAAGTTGCACGCCTCATGGGCATCCCGGCATGGTATTTGAACGCAGAATCGGCATCCAGCACTTACTCCAATGTGAGCGCCGAGCGTCGTTCTTTGCTTGATTTTGGGGCTCGCCAAATATACATGGCGATTGAAGCCCGTCTTAGCATGGACGATGTGACACCTCGAGGACAATACGTCAAGTTCGATGTGGACGATTTCCTGCGTGGCAACCCTGCAGAACAGTCAGACATTGCCATCAAACTTGTAGGAGCAGGCATCATCACAATCGATGAAGCCCGAGACATGGTGGACTATGCACCAAGCACACCGATGGGAGGAACACCTAATGCAGCAGCCTGAACTAATTGTCCGTTTTGCTAGCCAAATCACGGCAGCATCACAAGAGGGTCGCACAATCACCGGTCAGATTGTTCCATTCGGTCAAGTCGGAGCCACATCTGTCGGTCCAGTAATCTTTGAGGCAGGCTCACTATCCATCGACTCAGCAGCTGTGAAGTTACTACTTCAGCATGATGGTACTCGTCCAATCGGTCGCATGGAGTCATTTCAAGTCACAGATGCAGGCATCAACGCCACATTTAAGGTCGCACAGACCAGTGCAGGCACAGACAGCCTTGTGGAAGCCTCACAAGGGCTTCGTGACGGACTTTCCGTAGGTGCGAGCATCACAGATAGCATCCAGAAAAAGGATGGCTTACACGTACTGTCAGCCAACCTTATTGAAGTTTCGCTGGTCACTGATCCAGCGTTTGACTCTGCCAGAGTCGCACAGGTAGCAGCATCCGCTGATACTGAACCAGAATCAATCGAGGAGATTGACATGTCCGAAAACACTGCAGCCCCAGAGGCTGAAGTTGTGGAGGAAGTAGCAGCACCTGTCGAGGCATCTCGAACGGTCACAGCTTCTGCTCCTGTATTTACCACAGCACCACGTTCACCAATCGTTAATGCTGCGTCTTACCTTGAGCACAGCATTCTTGCTGCACAGGGTCACGCCGATTCAGCACAGTACGTATCGGCTGCCAATGACAGCACTAGCACCAATACCGGTCTTACTTTGCCTGAGCACATGGGCGAATTCATCACCAGCACGTTCGGTGGACGTCCAGCAGTAGATGCTTGTTCACGTGGCACGCTCCCTGCATCAGGTCTATCATTCACGATTCCTGTATTGGGTACAGCACCTACCGCTGCAGCTGCAACAGAAGCTGGAACATTCTCAAACACTGGCATGACAAGCACATACCAGACCGTGACCATCAGCAAGTACGCTGCACAAAACACTGTGTCGTTTGAACTTCTAGATCGTTCAAACCCAGCATTCTACGATGCGCTTATCTCAGAAATGGGCAAGGCATACGCAAAGGCAACCGATAACGCTGTTATCGCCGCATTTGTATCTGGTGGAACAACTGCAACAGTAACAACTGGTGATGCTGCAGGCTTGCAGTCATTCATTGCCGTTGAAGGTGCTGCAGCATTCAAGGGAACATCCGAGTATGCATCAAACCTTGTTGCTTCCACAGACCAGTGGGCTGCAATCATGGGCTACGCAGACACAACAGGTCGTCCGCTGTACAACGCATCAAACCCACAGAACAACAATGGTCAGGCTGGCATTGGTTCAATCACAGGTTCT